TATCTGGTTACGACGAGATAGCAATTGATTTAGAGACAAGAGATCCTGGTATAAAAGATACAGGACCAGGTTATATTCGTAAGCACGGTGAAGTAGTTGGCATTGCTGTGGCAGTAGACGGGTGGTGTGGTTATTATCCCATCGCTCACGAAACACCGCCCAACATGGATAAAGCTATTGTTACCAAATGGATTAAAAAACAATGCTCGTACGAGGATAAAAACTATATATTTCACAATGCTTTCTATGATGTAGGTTGGTTAAAAGCGATGGGTGTTGACATCAAAGGCAAAATAATTGATACTCTCATTGCGGCACCTCTCGTAGATGAGAACAGGTTTCGTTTCGATCTAAACACTTTAAGTAAAGATTATCTACAAGAGTCGAAATCGGAAACCCAACTCTACGAAGCTGCCAAAATGTGGGGCCTTGATCCTAAAGGAGAAATGTGGAAGCTTCCTGCCTCGCACGTTGGAGAATACGCAGAGCAAGATGCTGCTGTGACGTTAAAGTTATGGCATCATTTACGCGGTGAAATACAAAAACAAAACCTCGTTAACATTTTTGAATTGGAAACAGATTTATTTCCTGTTCTATTTGAAATGAAACAACGCGGGGTGCGTGTTGATTTAGAAAAAGCGGAGGGTATTAAGAATGATTTATTATCGAAAGAGAAAAAACTTCTTACATCAATTAAAAAACTTACTAATCAAGACGTGGAAGTATGGGCTGCTGCCTCTGTGGCAAAAGCTTTTGATGCTCTTAAAATTAAATACGATCGAACGCCAACAGGTCAACCAAAGTTTGATAAGAACTTTCTTTCAACACATGATTCTCCTCTTGCTAAAATGGTTGTGGAGTGTCGTGAAATCAACAAAGCGAGAACAACGTTTATTGAGAGTATCACCAAGCATTCGTACAGAGGGAGGATTCATGCTGAAATACACCAAATGCGATCCGACCAAGGAGGAACGGTAACAGGTAGATTTAGTTACAGTAATCCTAATTTACAGCAGATACCAGCAAGACACGCGATACTTGGCCCACTGATCAGATCTATATTTATTCCTGAAAAAGATTGTGAGTGGGGTATATTTGATTACTCGCAACAAGAACCACGGCTCGTGGTACACTATGCAGGCATGAAACATTTTACAGGTGCAGATAGGTTTGTAGACTCATATCAAGAAGATGAAACAACGGACTTTCATACAATGGTATCAGAGATGGCTGACA